GAATAAACTCTAATTCTTTATCATATGATATGGGATAAGGTGCAATAAGAACGGGTGTGGGAAATAATGATAGTAATTCGTCTTGAGCCATTTCTTCAAACCTAACAAAGGTATTTTACTTGTATTTTCATGGGTTGTCAAGTATAATTAGATTAGTTACCATTCAAAACATGAATTTCATTATATATTCAAAAAATAATTGTCCTTATTGTATGAAGGTAAAATCTGTGTTAGAATTAACAGAGCAAAAACATATTGTTTATGTTCTCGATAGAGACTTTACACGAGAGGAATTTTATGATAAATTTGGTGAGGGATCAACCTTTCCTCAGATTATTTGTGATGAAAAAAAATTAGGAGGTTGCGTTGATACAATCAAATTTCTCAGAGAACAACGAATCTTATAAATCTGTAATAAATAAAAATAATATTACTGTAAATCGTGGTGTTGAACTTTTACTTAATGGAGGAAAAAGAAAGCAAAACCAATTTCATATTATCTTTAACAAGATGGTTTGCTTTCTTAATAGGGAAGTTACCATCTATTTTGAATTTTCTTTAAATTTCAAAAAGAAAAAGTAGTTTCCCGGAGAAAAAAATGTTAGCAGTTAGTTTAGTCTTTGGTTCATTCATGACCATACTTTTTTTAATTGTAGGACTCATAGGTGGGTGGACTGCTAGAGAATATATGATGAACTATCGGGAAGTACCAAGACCTCACCCCGAAATGTTCGATGAACAAGGAAATCTTATTCCAGATGAGGTCATAGCATTTAATTTTGAAAACTATTATGACGACAACGAAGAAAACGACGAGGACAACTAAAACAGTTACTGTGGCAGCAAAATCGTCTACTAATTTAAATTTACCCAAAAATCCTTTTATGTTCGAGATTCTGGATTTAGTTTCCAGACAAAGATCTAAGGCAAAAAAAGTTGAAGTTCTCAAAAAATATGAAGAACTTTCTTTAAAAGGAATTCTTATTTGGAATTTTGATGATTCTATTGTAACTCTTCTTCCAGAAGGTGAAGTTCCCTATGCGGATCCAGAAGATCAAGTTACTTATAGTGGAACACTTTCCACCAAAATTGATCAGTCTGTTCGTAAACTACACGAAAGTGGTTCTTTTTCACTGGGAGCCGGTGATTCTCAAGGTAGAACAACTATTCGTAGAGAATTTAAAAACTTTTATCAATTCGTAAAGGGCGGTAATCCAGGTTTAAATGGTATTCGCCGAGAAACAATGTTTATTAATATCCTTCAAGGACTTCATCCACTAGAGGCAGAAATTTTGTGTCTGGTAAAGGATGGAAATTTAGAAGATAAGTATAAAATTACAAAAGAAGTCGTATCAGAAGCATATTCTGATATTCAATGGGGAGGAAGATCCTAATGGCAAGTCAACTGGGTGATGCACCCGTTAGAAAAACAGAAGAACAAATGGAGCAACCTAATAGTAATAATGAAATTATTCATCCTTCAAAATATGGTTGTGAAATTCTTCTCGAAAGAACTACGATGGATAAAGTAAAAGACAAGTCTTTTCCAACTGATGCTAGAATTGTGAGATATGTTATTGATGGTAAAGAGTACATTGATCTCACACGAGGTAAAAAAATGTCCAGCATTTTTGATATGTATTATGATAGACATGGTCCTGGTGCCGTAAAAGCAATTGACTTTGGATATGGTTCAGTCAATCCAAAGATGTGGGGTTATAAGGCACCCGAAAAGAAAAAGCGAAAGTGATTTCCCAGAAAGGGGGAAAAATTTTCCGGGAAATTTTTGGTCTGTAGGGTTTTAAAAAAATGAGTAAAGGATTCGATGTCGATTCTGTTGAAGTTGAAATGTCTTCATCAGACATGAAAAAATTAATCAAAAAATATAAGAAATTAAAAAAATTCCAAAAATCCAATCTTCATACGATTGAGACACTTGGAGGAAAGGATACAATTATAGAAAAATTGATACGAGAATCTGAAGATTATAAAATGTAACACATGTTACAAAACTAGTTGACTATATAGAGAGTAGGTTGTATAATATACCTGTCGTTCATCCAATGCTCGGTATACTACTAGCACTCACTCTTACCCATCATAATGACCAGTCACCTTATGGGTGGCACATGAGTTGTGAAAGATGGATACAGAGATCGAGTGAAATCCAAATGGATTCTAAACTTGATTTTCAATCGAAGATGAACTTAATAAAGTATCTTCGATCGAAAGTTCCAGGCGATTGTAGTGGTATAGTGACGTAGGACGCAAGTAAGTCGCGGAACGGAGCCGTTCATCCCATGTTAGACTTTTATTTCTATGCAAATTTAATGTGTTCTGATGCTTTTAAATTAGTTGAAAAAATCAGAATCCAAGAAAATTTGCCACAAGTAGCAAAAGTTGATTTGATTGAAACCGTAAAGGAATCATCACCAAAATGCAACTGGGACGCAAACGACTAAAGGAACGGGCCTCAAAATCCAACTACTTTAGGAGTAAAACAAATGAACACACTTACTATCATCAAAAAGCAAATCAAAAAGGCATCTGCACTGCACGATGCACAAATCCATATCACGAAATATCGTGGTATTGATTATGATACTCGTTGCGTAGAGAGCAAAAAACCTCATGGCACTTTTTGCTATCGTGGTCGCACCTACGTTAAGTGAGGCAATTATGGAAGCACTACAAACTACAGGGTTAATTATCTTGGGATGTGTGACCATGATGTCTTTGCTCTATGGTGAAATCGTTCTTCTTAAGAGGGGTTGAGAAACCTCTCTTTTTTTGTACTTAAGTAACAAAGACACAAATGTTAGTAAATTAACACAAACAGAACTATATAATATAGAATTGGGAAAAAGCATATGAAGTGAAAAACATGCTTTTGTTATAAAAAACATCAAATTGCGAGAGATGAAATGCATAATCGACTATCTCGTAATCAATTAGCAGAGTGGCATCATTTTGAGGAAACCGTAGACAGATGTAATGACGAATTAGATCTGATAAATGATTACTTCGATTGTCTAATTGAATGCGATGAAGACCAAGGAACTTGTAAAAGAATTTGTAAAGTTCTACTTAATACGGGGGGTTGACTACCCCTCTTTTTTTATGTAAAATAGTAAGGTTATATTCTATTTCTTATGGAAAAAGAAAGACTTAAACTAATAGTTAGAAATTTAGAATTATTAGTTGACTCTCTCAAAGCTGAAATCTATTCAGATACTGATGCTTATATCGATAAGAGAGAAAATTATGATGATCCTCCAGAGTCTAAATACGGAGATTATGATGAAATCTACAATGATGATGATGGTTACCCAGACTAAAGACTTATGACAGTACAACTTATTAGTATCAC